CGCCCGAGCAGGAAATCCCCCTGATCATCCAACAGGTCAAGGGCGGCCTCATGACCCCGAACGAGGGCCGCAAGAAGCTCGGCCTCGACACGATCGACGGCGGGGACGAGCTCCAGAAAGCCACCGTGCCGCCGTCGACGGCGCCGGCGACCGAACCCGAGCCGGAGGGCGCCCCCGCATGATCGACACCGCGAGACTGATCGGCCTGGCCGTCGACGGCCAGGCGCGCGCGGCCGCGCACCGGCGGCGCACACCCTCGGCGGCCGCGCCGGACTGGTGGCGTATCAAGGGCGCCGACACCGACCGCGCTGAGGTATTCATCTACGGCGCGATCAGCGACTGGTACGGCGACGTGAACGCCTCGGATTTCGTCCAGGCCCTGTCCGGGATCACGGCGCCCTCGATCGATCTCCGCGTGAACTCGCCCGGTGGTCTCGTGTTCGACGCGGTCGCGATCTACACCGCGCTGCGCGAGCACACTGCGCGCGTCGACGTGCGTATCGACGGCATCGCCGCGTCCGCGGCGTCGTTCATCGCCCAGGCCGGCGACACGATCACGATTGCGAAGCCGGCGCGGATGATGATCCACGACGCGCAGGGCTACACGATCGGTGGCCCGGCCGAGCACGCCGAAATGCTCGCGCTCCTGGACGACCTCTCGGACATGATCGCCGAGATCTACGCCGACCGCGCCGGCGGCACCGTGGCGGACTGGCGCGAGCCTATGCGGGCAACCACGTGGTACTCCGCGGCCGCGGCCGTCGACGCCGGCTTGGCGGACACCGTCGCCGGCGACGGCGACAAGCAAGACGACGACGCGAGCGAACCCGAGGACCGGGCAAGCCAGCTACTGCGGGCCCGCGCCCGCGCGACACTAGGGATTCGAGCATGACCACCAGGACCATTGAGGACATCCAGGCCGAGCTGCAAGCGATCATCGACGGTGCCGTCGACGGCGCCGGCAACAAGCGCAACTTCAAGGCCGACGAGATCACGGCGTACGAGCGGCTGGAATCGGAGCTGAAGGACACGCAGGCCTCCGCGCAGCTGCGCCAGCGCAACGACGCGTACAACCTCCCGGCGAACTCGCCGTACGTCGACACGTCGACCAAGCAGGACGACGGCCTGGAACGGGCCTATGACCACTATCTGCGCACCGGCCAGCCGAACGCGGACATCAGCGGCCTTCGGGTGCGCAACGCGCAGGGGGAGGGGACCGGCGCGGCCGGCGGCTACATGGTGCCGCCCGGGTTCCGCCAGAAGATCGTCGAGCGCATGGTCTCCTTCGGCGGGTTCGCCGCGGCCGCCGAGACGATCACGACCGACAGCGGCGCGCCCCTGGAATACCCGACGCTGGACGACACCGGGAACGAGGGCGCCATCACGCCCGAAGGCGACGAGTTCGACGGCGGCGCCGATCTCGAATTCGGCGACGTCGCGCTGGGCGCCTACAAGTACACGTCGACCGGCAAGGACAACGAGCCGCTGCGCGTCCCCGTCGAGCTGTTGCAGGACTCCGCTTTCGACGTCCAGGCCCTCGTGTCGCGCGCGCTGGGCACCCGCATCGCCCGCAAGCAGGCCTCGCACTGGGTGACCGGGACCGGCGTCTCGCAGCCCAAGGGCATCGTGGCCGCGAGCCTCACGGCCGACCGCGCCCTGGACACCGACGACCAGCCCGACTACCAGGACCTGGTCGAAACGCAGGACCTCCTGGACGAGTCCTACGAGCAGAATGCCGCATGGCTCATGCACAAGACGACGTGGTCCGCGATGCGGCTCATCGTGGACACGAACGGGCGCCCGATCATCCAGGATTCGACGGCCGGCATCGCGCAGAAACCGCAGCGGATGATGCTCGGCTCGCCGGTGATCATCGACCAGGCCATGCCGCAGATCGACACCGCGGCGACCACCAAGATCATCGCGTACGGCGATTTCCGGGAGTCCTACGTCATCCGCCGTGTCGCCTCCCTCGTGATCGTGGTGAACCCGTACTCCTCCGCGTCCAGCGGCAAGGTCGAGTACACCGCTTGGGAGCGGGCGGACGGCACCGTCCAGAACCGCCACTCCTACGTCATCCTGTCCAACGATTCCGCAGCGTAAGGGGTTAGAACCATGGCAGACACCGTCCGCTGGGACATGGCCGGGGCGAAGCTCCTGGCGTCCTCCAAGGTCACGATCAACACCGCGACGACGACCGCGTTCGACTTCGGTACGCCCAACGACATCGACCTGCGCAGCGAAGCCGACTACGGCCACGGTGACCGCATCCTGGTGACGCTCACGGCGTCGACGGGCGGCACCACCGACAGCCTCACGTGGGTCATCTCGGACGCGCCCGACAACGCCGGTTCGATCGGTACGCCGGCGGCCGCGTCGACGTCGTTCGTCACCGGCGCGCTGGCCGAGACCACCGGGGACGCGTTCACCGTGGCCGCGGTGCGCCTGAAGCCGGAGCGGCCGTGGCTGCGCGTGGCCGTCACCAGCTCCGGCGCGACGGACACGTTCGTCACGCACTGCATGGTGCTGGCCGTCCCTTCGAACCTGTAGCGCGCCATGGGCTGGAAACCTGACTATGCGACGCTGCCGCAGGCGCGCGAGTACGTCACGCGCCATACGTCCACCGTGGACGACACGTTTCTGGGCCTGGACCTCGCTACGGCATCACGGGCCGTCGACCGGGCCACGAACCGCCAGTTCGGCCTGGTCGACGCTCCCGAGCTGCGCTACTACACACCTCACTGGGACCGCGACCTGCTCCGGTGGGTAGTGGAATTCGATGATCTCCAGACGACGGCCGGGTTCGACCCGCAGATACAGGACGCGAACGGGGACAACCTCGGCGCGGTGGACGACTACGTTCTGGAGCCGCGCAACGCGCCGGCGGACGGCGAGCCTTGGACGCGCATGGTCGTGCGCCCGGGCTCGGCGTTCGCGCCGACCGGCCTGCGCGATCAGGCCGCGTTCACCGGCCGCTGGGGATGGACCGAGATCCCGACGCCGATCACCGAGGCGACGCTCATGCAGACCAACCGATTCCAGACGCGCCGGGTCTCGCCGTACGGCGTCGCCGGCTCCCCCGATGAGGGGTCGGAAATGCGCCTGCTCGCGCGGCTGGACCCTGACGTCGCCGTCGCGGTCGGACCGTACCGGCGTTGGTGGGCGGCCGCATGATCCTCACCGACGTGATGGACGACGTAGCGCGGCGGCTCGCGACGATTCAGGGCCTGCGCGCCTACGAGTTCCCGCCTGACAAGGTCGACGTGCCGGCGGCCGTGGTGTCCTACCCGGACAGCTACACCTACGACGGCACGTACCGGCGCGGCGGGGACCGTATGACGCTGCCTGTGGTGGCCGTCGTCGGCCGGGCCACCGACCGCGCGGCGCGCGACCTGCTCTCGGTCTACGTCGACGGCGACGGCCCGTCGAGCTTCAAGCGGGTACTGGAGTCCGAGGACCTGCCCGCCTACGCCTCATTCGATTCGGTCCGCGTGACGAACGTCGAGTTCGACGTGGTCCGTATCGCCGGCGTCGACTACGTCGCCGCGCTGTTCGACCTCGACATCATAGGGAGCGGCTGACATGGCCTTCAAGCACAGCAAGAACACTGTCCTCATCCTCGGCGGCAACGACATTTCGGAGTTCTGTAACACGTCGAGTCTGGAGCGTTCGGCGACCAGCCACGACGTGACGACGTACGGCAAGAATTCCAAGGTCAAGCAGGGCGGCCTGCTCGACGGTTCGGCCTCGGCCGGCGGCTGGTATGACGACACGGCGGCCGGCCCGCACGACGTCATCCAGCCCATGGTGGGCACCGTCGTCACGCTCGTCCGGCGACCGGAGGGGACCGGGTCCGGCCTGCCGCAACAGACGGTCGACGTCCTGGTCCAGAACTACGTCGAGACCGACCCCATTGACGACATCATCCAGTGGACGGTGGCCCTCGAACTGTCGGACGACGTCGTCCGCGAAAACCAGGCCTAGGAGACCCCACGATGGCACTGACAACGAAACTCGTTACGACGCTGGTCGCGACCCTCACCGACCCGCTGGACCTCTCGACGCCATCCGACGCGCTGTCCTACGCGGCGCGGACGACGCTCTCGACCGGGACCGGCGCGAACCAGGCCAACATGATGTGGCACGACAAGCGCACCATTGCCGCGTCGACGGATGAGGACCTGGACCTGGCCGGCACGCTGGTCAACGGCCTTGGCGACGTCCAGACGTTCGCGCGCGTCAAGGCCCTGCTCGTGTCCGCGGCCGCGGCGAACACGAACAACGTCAACGTCACCAGCGACGGCACGGCCGGCGTGCCAGGGCTGTTCCTGGCCCTCGGCGACGGCGTCGTCGTCCGGCCGGGCGGCCTGTTCCTGTGGGTGGCGCCGGACGCCACCGGCGCCGTGGTCACCGCGACCACCGGCGACCTGCTCACCGTGGCCAACTCCGGCGCCGGCTCGACCGTCACCTACGACGTGGTCATCATCGGAGCGTCCGCATGACCGATATCGAAGCCGTCGAGCTCGACGTGCCGCTCGCGTCCGCGGAGTTCCTGACCTCCAAACGCGACACCGGCACCGAATCCTCGTTCCCCGAGGACTACGTCGTCCTGGAGGACACCGGCGTCAAGGTCCGCGTCCGCGGCCTGTCGCGCCATGAGGTCCTGCACGTCCAGGCGCAGAAATCCGTCGCGGAAGTCGAGCAGATGACCCTGGCCCTGGGCCTGATCGAACCGCGCATGACCATTCCCCAGGTCAAGGCCTGGCAGAAAGCGTCCGTTGGCGGCGAAATGGAGCCGGTGACGGCGCGCATCGGCGAGCTGTCGGGCATGTCCAATGGCGCCCGCAAGCAGGCCATTAAGGAGTTGCTGGACGACCCCGGCGCCGAGTTTCGAGTACATGCTCGCGACGAAACTGGGGATGACCGTGGGCCGGCTTCGGACGGAGATGAGTAACGACGAGTTCATTCACTGGCAGGCGTACTACGCCAGGAAGGCCCAACGGGAGCAGCTAGCGGCCCGCACAGCGAAGCAGGGGCGGCGACGGTAGGAAGGGGTAGGGGTGACTGAGGCAATCCGTATCGAGGGCCTGAAGGAGTTCAGGGCGGGTCTCAAGCGCATGGATAAGGGCCTGCCCAAGGGCATCCGCGTCGCGCTGAACTCCGTGGTCGACATCGTCGTGGACGACGCGCGGCCGCGCATCCCGCGCCGCACCGGCCGCGCCGCGGCGTCGCTGAAATCGCAGTCGACGCAGTCCGCGGCCCGCATCAAGGCCGGCGGCAACAGGGCGCCCTACTTCCCGTGGCTGGACTTCGGCGGCCGCACCGGGCGGGACGGGTCCGTCGTCCGGCCGTTCTTCAAGAAAGGCCGGTACGTGTGGCTCTCGTTCGCTGACAAGCGGACCGAGGTCACGCACGCGTTGGACGGCGCGCTGGCCGGCGTCGCGGAAGCGGCCGGACTGGAGGTCACCCGTGGCCAATGAAGTACGGCTGACGTTCGCCGGCGACGCGAAACAGCTTGAGAAGACCACGGCCATGGTCGACTCCTCGGCCGCCAAGATGGCGTCCGGGGTCGACGGCTCATCCTCGAAGATGGCCGGCGCGTTCGACAAGCTCAACTCAGCCAGCGTGTTCCTGACCGAGGGCATCGGGCAGCTCGGCGACGCCGTAGGCGCCTTCACCGACTTGCAGCACGCCGGCGAGATCCGCGCCGACCGGCTCGCCCGCGCGCAGCTGGACGTCGCACAGGCCGCGCAGGACCTGGACCAAGCGCTGGCGGACACGCGGCAGGCCACGCTGGACCTCTCCCAGGCGCAGCGCGATGGCGTCCAGGCCGGCCTGGACGTCGAGCAGGCCATGCTGGACGCCGAGCAGGCGCAGTCGGACTACAACGCCGCGGTGTCGGAGTTCGGCGCCGACTCGATCGAGGCGCGGCAGGCGCAGCTGGACCTGGCGCAGGCGAACGAGGACACGCGGCAGGCGCAGCTGGACGCGTCGCAGGCTTCGGAGGATGCGCGCCAGGCCATGCTGGACCAGGAGCAGGCGACGCTGGACGCGACGGACGCGCAGATCGCCATGTCCGAGACGCAGCGCGAAGCGATCCCGCCGACCGCGATCGAGGAGTGGGCCACCACGATCAGTGGTCTATCGCCGCTGATCTTCACCGCCATTGCGGCCTTGCAGCTGTTGACGACGACGACGCTCGCGGCGAACACGGCGGCCGGCATTGCGAAGGTGGGCACGGCCATATGGGCCGGCGCGCAGTGGCTGTTGAACATCGCGATGATGGCGAACCCGATCATTCTCATCATTGCGGGCATCGTGGCCCTAATCGCGATCATTGTTCTCATTGCCACCAAAACCACATGGTTTCAGGATATTTGGGCCGGAATGGTCAAAGCCTGGACCAAGGGCATCGATTGGATGAAAGAGAAATTCAGCGGCTGGTGGGACTCGACTAAATCGCTGATTAACCGTGCGAAAGACCTGCTCACAGGCCTACCAGGCAAGATCCGGTCCGGTTTTGAAGGGATCTTCGGGATCATCACGGCGCCGTTCCGCTCGGCGTTCAACTTCATATCGGACGCATGGAACAACACGATCGGCTCACTCTCCTGGACCGTCCCGAGCTGGGTCCCCGGCGTCGGAGGGAACTCGATCTCGGTCCCCAACCTGCCCAAATTCCACTCCGGCGGCACCGTCCCCGGCGCGCCCGGATCTGAAATGCTCGCGATTCTGGAGGCCGGCGAGGAGATCACGCCCGCCGGCGCCGACAACCGGACGGTGTTCGAGCTCCGCTCCGGCGGGTCCGCGCTGGACGACGTCCTGATCGAGCTCCTGGCGCGCGCCATCCGGGTCCGCGGCGGCGACGTCCAGCTGGTCCTAGGCGGCGGATGATGGCCACGCATGATGTGGCCGTCGAGCTCTACTACTCCGGCGCCTGGCACGATCACGCGGCGACGGATGAGGTCTACACCGGCGACGCCGACAACGGCGCCGACATCAAGGTCAGCTACGGCCGCGGCGCCGAGACGGGCGGGATCACGCCGGCTTCGGCGTCGCTGGTGCTGCGCGGCTGGCGATTCAACCCGGAGAACGTCGCCGGCGACCTGTACGGGCTGATCGGACGGAACACGCCGATCAGGATCACCGTCGACGGTGACGTTCGATTCAGCGGCGAGGTAGCGTCCTGGACCCCGCGGCAGTCCCTCGGCGGCGACGTCCAGGTTCCCGACCGTTGGGTAGAGGTCGAAGCCGGCGGCCTCCTGCGCCGTCTGGAGGCCGGAAAGGATCCGCTGCCCTCATCCCTCAAGGCGCACTACACGACCGCCAGCCCCGCACCCGTGGCCTACTGGCCGCTGGACGGCGGCCAGCTGTCCCGGGAGGGCCTGCCCGCGATCGGCGCGGCCGCGTTCAACGTCTCGGACGGCGGCGCCCGGTTCTCGGCCGGCGACATGGCGCCGTGGCTGGAAACCGCCGTCGAAGTAGGCGACGGCACGGTCCTGTCCTCGATCGCCGGCGCCGTCGTCACCTCGGCGACGGCTAACCGCTGGGCCGCCGACCACATGCGCCGCAACGGCGGCGACGCGCGCGGCCTGGACTTCCAAGTGATCGGCAACGGCGAATCGTCCGGGGGCGAGCGCTACGACTGGGTACTGGACTTCAATCCGAGCACGGGGGAAATCCGATTCTTTCAGCTCCTGATCACGCCGAGCTCGCAATCGTCCGTCCTGCTCGACACGTTCACCGGCACCGCCGCGTTCGATGATCGCCCGCACCACTTCCGTATGCAGCTGAACCAAGACGGCGCCGACATCGACTGGGAGGTCACGATGGACGGCGCCTCCCTCGGCGACGGCACCGTCGCCGCCTCCACCATGCAAGGCGTGTCCGCAGTCCGCCTGAACAGCTTCACCGACCCGTCCTCGAAAGCCGCGGCCGTGAGCCACATTGCCGTATTCGCGGGGAGCCCGCCGTCCCTTGCCGACACCGTTGAAGCGGCGTTCGGGTACCCCGGCGAGACCGCCGGCGACCGCTTCGGCCGGCTCTCAGGCGAATCTGGGGTGGCCTGGATACTCGCCGGCGACGCCGACGAGAGCGCCCCCATGGGACCGCAGTTCCAAGGCACGATCGCCGCGCAGTACGCCGAGATCGAAGCCACCGACGACGGCATCATGGCGGACGATCCGCTCGCGGCCGTGATCTACAAGACCGGCCGGGACCGCTACAACCAAGAGCCCACGCTCACCCTGGACTACGCCGCGTTCGAGGTGGCCCCGCCCTTGCACCCGGTCCTGGACGACAAGCGGATGCGCAACGACGTGACGGTGGCCCGCCGCGAGGGCGGCGACGCGCGCGCCGTCGACGCCGCCAGCGTCGCCGCGATCGGCCGCTATACCGACAGCGTCGACGTGAACGTCTACTCGGACCTGGTCC